CCAGGTTTAACTTCAGTAACTTTTATATGTGGAAATTGCATTTGCATAGCCAATTGTAGTTAATCTTAATTGTGGCAATCTATTTAAAGCTTTAAGTCCAACTTGGATGCTTATAGTCAGTGCCGGTAATTTTAGAGATATCTTTTCAGTTTTCCCCTGTTTACCAGTTAGGTTATTTCCGAAACGAGGCAATTTAAGAGAAGATTCACAATGAATCTTCTTTTCTGCCTGTATAGATAATATCGGAAATGTTATTGACCCCTGCCTTACAGCTAATGAAGAAATAGAAACTGCGGGCAATGTTATGGTTGCCGATAATATATCTGAAAATGCGGACAGGGTTAACAGGGGAATCGTTACAGAGCCGTCATAACCTGTATATTCGCTAGTTGGCGGTGTAAAGCCATCTATCCAGCCTCGGTCTGTCTCTTTACTTATTCTTAATTCATCGAGTGAGCCAAAAAGATAGTCAGTTGTACTAGATTGGTCTCTTCCTATTGTCAGGTCTGCGGCGGCATCTGGCATTGTTAATGAATTAGTTGAGGTTGCCATTGCAACGCCATCTTTAAATATACCAAACAGATTTCCGCTTCTTACTACCGCAATATGATAAAAAGTGTCTTTGCTCCAGCCAGATATACTGCCTTGGCTAAGGGATATGCTTGGAGATCCCCCATTCTCCTGTGCACTAAAATGAAGCCCTGTTGAATTGTCAAATCTAAGCCAAAATCCTAAATCTAATGAATAGTTTGAGATAAAGTATTGAGGAAGAGTTAGCGTGTCCAGTGATACCTGTAAATCAATAACAAAATCACTTGTTCCAAAATTCCAATCTGCGGCATCCGACACGGTTAGGTAATCTCCAACCCCATCAAACAATCCAGCCGCTGTGCCAAATTTAACGTGAGCAGTATCTAATTGAAAATTACCGAATGAAGTTACGGTATACCCTGTATTACTGCTATCGGTAACGGTGCCAACACCATCAGCACCGTTAAAATGCAGCATTAATTTTGCATTACTATCTATTCCTGGCATAATTTATCCTATGTTACGGTTATGTAATTATCTCTAGTCGTGCTACATATAGGAGCCAATTCCCGATGTATAATTCCAGCTTGGTTTTGTGTTCTCCATCCATTATACGAACCTGGTTCTGGCATTACAGTTTCTCTTTCATACTCAGTGTTATCTCTTATTTCAATACCAGAAGCAATAGTTCCTGAATAATCTGTTACATCTAAAATCCGATGTATAGCACGAAACCCTCCGGTCCCACTTGATGCCCCTATTCTTTCAATACTCCCCCCAAGTGATGTTTCTACTCCACCTGACTGAATATTCGGATCAGAATTATGTGGCACATTATTATGGTCTCCTATATGTTGGAATTCAATACCGATATATATTCTTGGTGTTGAATTTGTAACTGTACTCTCGTATCCAGTAAGGTCTAAATCAAAATTTATCTTTTTAGAGGAATATTGATATTTACCACTAAAAGCCCTATCTAAATAATGCCAACTTCTTATTCCTTGTGATGGACTTACCGTATTCCATGGTGAAGTTAAATATTCTGCCCAAGCATCTGCTTCTAAAGTATGATTACCAGATCCTTTTAAGGAAAACTCTATATTCGAAAGCACAGGGATTGGAGTAACCGTATCAAGATATTCCCATATTGGTGTATTTCCAAATGAAAATTTTGGGCTAAAAATTCCAGCTGCTTCATAGTTGTGTAGATGAGAACCATTATTTATATCGACAGGTGATAATGGTTCAGACGTTAAATTTCTAAATGGTGCAAATGTACTATCGCCAAAATCAACTACTATATGCTTAAAAGAATTCCTAGTACCAACTTCAAGATCTCTATTTCCAACAACAACACCATAGCCAAGTGTAACCTCAAGTATTGATTCTCCTTCAAGCACCTCACCTCCTAAAACCGATGTACCTGCAAACCCTGGACATTTGCGTCTTTCTTCTATAGCACTTATCCTGATCTTATCAACACCACGATACGATTCTATATATACCTCAACGTCGTCAGTAGCAAACTGGTAAAGCCGATTCTGCATATTCTGATTCATTTTAAGCATTAATCTTTTTAATTCATCAAGCTTTCTTTCCGCAAATCTGACAAATTGCTGCGCTTTATACTTGTCGCCTAAAAGGTGTAGTATTGGTTTCATGGTATTTACAGTAAACACAAAAGGCCACGGACGTAATAAAACGCCTGTGGCCTTCTCTTTTATATTCCAACAGCCAAGCCGCAAAAGCCACCAGGTCCATATACTCTTGCTATCGGGGAACAATAGAAATAGCACAGACGATTGGCGACTTAAGCAGCCGGCATTGTAATATCAAATGTATCTATTGTCGTTGTGGCTCCCGAAGTGATACTTGTAGAACTCATATTTAGTTCCGAACCAGACGTAGCAACCGCTCCTTGGAGTCTTACCCCTGTTGTTGTTGCCCCATTATCATCACTTGTATTCGCACAATATCTAAAATATCCTGCCGTACCTGTGGCAACAGCTACACCATCCCATGTGTTACCTCTTTTAGACATTGTGCCAGAGCTGGCTGTGTTCTGAAAATAACAATGAAATCCGGAACCTGTTGAACTGTTGATTGTCACAAGCAAAGTACCGGTTGTCGCGGTATTTGCGTCTGCTGGGGCGGAACCACTGAATATTCTGATTTCGCCCTGGTTAAGTAATGAATCTACTGGATTTGTAATAAGAATACCATCTCTAAATCCTGTGCTTAATGCTAAGGCCATGATTTTTTCCTCCTTAATTAATAATACCAAAAGGTTATAAACTAAATTATTTCTCACCTTATAGCAGTATTCGGGAGTTCTGGCCCGCTAAACACGGGGAGTCAGAGTCAAACATGCCAATAAGAATTAGCAAATACATTTACTAAGTCCACAATGATGCGATATATTGTGGTATTCCATTCTGTAATCTAAATAAACCGGCTCCAAATCTATTATTAGGAACTACATATCTTTGTGCGGTTAAGTTTGTAAGTCTTCCACCGTTTGCGCCCAGACAAATTCCTTTTCTCGAAGTCCATAAAACAGTCTGCCCTTCAATGCCATCACCTATAAAAGCAGATTTTGGCTTTACGGCGGTGCCTTCAATAGCGCCATAATCAGCAACTACCTTATAAGTAAATTCTTCTGGAGTAGAACCACCCAAGAATATTACCGAACTGCGATCATTTATATCTCCTATAGAAACATAAATACCATCATCAACAGCTTTTAGCATAGTCACTTCATCTTTCATACTTATAAAATTAGACCTCATGTCCACCCGGCCAAGAGCATAAGCATCGGTATACCATATGGTTTCGTTTCTCGCTATGTAAAGCCGTCCGTTATAAAACTCTATGTGCTGTCCTGGCTTTGGAGCCTGTTTAAATTTAATGCCCGGGTCTGAAAATGCCACATCTAAGCCGTTTTCAATGTATCCATTAACGCTTGCGTTTGAATAATAAATCTTTTCGTTTACGTCTACATAAGACATTGGAAGTGTTGTAACATTACTCCTGACTACAGTTGAAGAATAATCTTCGTAAAGCCTCATTAATGACGTTCCGTCTACAAACAAGCATATTCTGTCATTACTCCATAAGCTATGAAGTACGCCAGTAGGTGTATATTTTTTTGTATACCCATTTCTTCTTTGAATCTTACCTCGATTATCTATATCGACATTAGATGCCTCTGCCAATTCATCGTCTGCCAGATTTAAGGCGTCATCTACATTATTAATACCTTTGAAATTGCTGAAATCAATATTTCTTAGAGGCAAATCAAGGTTTCTGGAAAGAGACATATCACGTTTTGATATGGGATTTATTCTTGCCATAGCTAATCCGATAAAATCTGTTTTTCTCCAAAAAACTTTATAAATTGAGCCTTATGGTCCATGGCCTTGTCAACATTTAATGTCTCTGAATCGTTTTTCATATAAGCCCGGTACAGTATCCATTGTAATAATCCGGGGTGATACCTTGCATCAATTTCAGGAGACCCGTCTAATGCCATAGGCGTCGTAGGAAATCTAGCCACTGTCATATTAAGGGTATCGGCGACTATAGGCTTTGGATATAATGTGATTTTATTAGTAGCACTTTTGAAATAGCTTCTTGGCGTTGCCGTATTAGCCGCCCAATTCGAAAAGGAATAGTCTAAAACCTTTCTTGATGTTTCCATTAAAGGTTCTGTGCCAAGAGCGAGTTTTGCACTTATAACGTCCGTAATAGTATTACTTATAGAAAATGTTCCGGTGCTGGTATTAATGCTGATATCAGTATATGAACTTGTTTCGTCTATTAAGAGATTTGCCCTTTCACATGCTTCGTTTTCGGCATCACGGGCATATTCCAGCAATTCGCCGGACGTCCATAGCCTGTCACCTGAAGAATTATCATCCAATGTTATACGCACTGACGTTTCCATTTCTTCATAAGTCATTTATTTAAGACCCCCGTATATAATCCCAAAAGAATCGATGCTCTTTCATCTGCTCTGGTTGCGAGTTCTTCTACCTTGTCAAGCCTGGACTCATTGGCCGTAATTCGCATGTGTAAGACCTTGCTTTTACCATCTATTGTTTCAGCGTTCCTCTCTACTTCCATTAATGCCAACTCTGATTTATTAACCGTAGCATTGAGCTTTACCACCAG